TATTTGTTTGGTTTTCGTAGCGTTCCTCGTTCCGCTTCTGTTAAGTTGAAAAATTCTACCGTCGAACGTACTTTTAAAGACCCGGAGGTAAAGTTTACCTATCCTATGAAACCTAAGGAGCTTTTGTCTATTCTTGGAAAGATTAAGCATAATGTTCCTAATAGGATTCCTTATGTTTGTAATCGTGACCTTGATTTATTTTTAAAACGTTTAAGAAGTTATTACCCGGATGAAAAATTACGTTATTACGCTGTATCAGAATACGGCCCTACCAGTTTCCGCCCGCATTGGCATTTGTTATTGTTTTCCAATTCCGAACGATTCTCGCAAACTGTTCTTGAAAATGTATCTAAAGCTTGGTCTTACGGTCGTTGTGATGCGTCACTCTCGAGAGGATTCGCAGCACCGTATGTTGCGTCGTATGTTAATAGCTTTGTCGCTTTACCCGACTTTTATACTCAAATGCCAAAAGTGGTGCGACCTAAATCCTTCCATTCCATTGGATTTACAGAATCAAATCTCTTTCCTCGAAAGGTACGAATTGCCGAAGTTGACGAAGTTGCCGATAAGTGCCTTAATGGAGTCCGCATTGAGCGCGATGGCTATTTTCGCACAGTTAGACCTTCATGGCCGTATCTCCTTCGACTATTCCCCCGATTTTCGGATGCTATTCGTAAATCTCCATCGAGTATTTACCAGTTACTTTTTGCTGCGTTCACAGCGCCCGAACGAGTCATTCGTAGCGGATGCGCTGATATAGGATGTGACCCGTTTGGTGAAAGTTCCAAGCAAAGTATTTTGTCTTTTTGTAAGCAATATTTAAATTATGTAGATAATTATGGAAAATCAAATGAATATAGGAATTTCCTCTCTCCTCAGGCGAATTTACCGCATAGTGATGTTCTCATTCTTTCTGAATGTCGTCTGTACGATGGTGTTGATTTGGAAGCTGCTCATCGTCTCTCCCGCGTATACCGCTTTTTTCTCGGAATTTCGAAGTTTATTCGAACATATTCAACAGATGGATGCTCAGAACTCTTCTGGTCCAGCGGCACTCCTGGAGGAGACCTCTTCTGTCGAGAGAGGTTTTTGCGAATAATCTCTGAGAAAATAGTTAATTTTTGGAATCGTTATGATTACAACCGTCTTGTAGATTTCTATCAGACTTTGGAAGATTCCAATGACAAGGATTTGGTAGACTTTGAGCTTCGTAACTATTCCTTCCGTTATAATAGAACTGTTCGCGATAAGGAAAAACCTTACCATGAATTGCCTCTTGTTCGTCGCTTGGCTGCCGCTGCATTAATGAAATGTAGGGATAAGGTCAAACACAAGAAGGTTAATGATTCGTTTGGTATTTTTTCTTATCATGATTGATAATGTTTAATTTTTAAATGTTTTTTTATGGCTTCTTACACTGGAATGTCCAATCTTCAGAATCACCCTCATCGTTCTGGATTTGATATTGGACGTAAAAATGCATTTACTGCAAAAGTTGGTGAGCTTCTTCCCGTTTACTGGGATATTTCCATGCCTGGTGATAAGTACAAGTTCAACGTTGAGTATTTCACCCGTACCCAGCCCGTTGAGACTTCTGCTTATACCCGGTTGCGTGAATACTTTGATTTCTATGCTGTTCCTTTGCGTCTTCTCTGGAAGTCTGCACCTTCTGTGTTGACAAAGATGCAGGATGTCAATCAGATTCAGGCGTTGTCTTTGACACAGAATTTGTCTTTGGGTACTTATTTACCCTCTCTTAATCTTTCTGTTCTTTCGAATGCTTTGTATTATTTGGCTGGCAATACTTCTGATCCAGGTAAAGCTTCATCTTTTTTAAATTGTTTTGGTTTTCACCGCTCTGATTTATGCTATAAGTTATTATCTTATCTTGGTTATGGTAATTTTGTTAGGGAGAAACCTTCTTCTGGTTCTCGTTGGTGGTCTACCTCTTTACCGTATTCTGATGATTCTTCGAATTATACTCAACAATATATTCAAAATAACTATGTGAATCTTTTCCCTCTTTTGGCATATCAGAAGATTTATCAAGATTTTTTCCGTTGGTCTCAATGGGAGAGTGCGAATCCTTCTTCTTATAATGTGGACTATTTTACGGGCGTTAGTCCTTCTTTGGTTGATGCTTTGCCTCCTTCTTCTTCTTCTGATTATTGGCATTCCGATACAATGTTTGACCTCAAATATTGTAACTGGAATAAGGATATGCTGATGGGTGTTCTCCCGAATTCTCAGTTTGGAGATGTTGCTGTAATCAATCTTGATTTGCCTGGCGGTGATTTGAAGGCTGGTTTCAGAACTACTGATGGTAAATTTATTTCTGCGGTTACTAATGCTCCCTTGACTACCAATAATAGTTCTACCGGTTTGAGTACCCCTGGTGTTACTTCCGATTCTACTGTTGCCCTCAAGGCTCCTTTGATTTCTGATTTATCTTCTTTGCAGTCTCAGTTTACTGTTCTTGCACTTCGTCAGGCAGAGGCTCTTCAACGCTGGAAAGAAATCAGTCAGTCCGGTGATTCCGATTATCGGGAACAAATAAGAAAGCACTTTGGTGTCAACTTACCCCAGGCACTTTCTAATATGTGCACTTATATCGGTGGTATTTCCCGTAATCTTGATATCAGTGAAGTTGTAAATAATAACCTTGCCGCTGAAGGTGATACTGCCGTTATTGCTGGTAAAGGTGTCGGTGCCGGTAATGGTTCATTTACTTATACGACCGACGAGCATTGTGTCGTTATGTGTATTTATCACGCCGTTCCTTTGCTTGATTATACAATTACTGGTCAGGACGGTCAGCTACTTGTAACTGATGCTGAGTCTCTCCCGATTCCGGAGTTTGATAATATTGGTATGGAAGTTCTTCCTATGACGCAGATTTTCAATTCTCCTAAAGCGTCTATTGTGAATTTGTTTAACGCTGGTTATAATCCTCGTTATTTCAATTGGAAGACAAAACTTGATGTCGTTAACGGTGCGTTTACCACTACTCTCAAGTCTTGGGTTTCTCCTGTTACCGAATCTCTTCTTTCTGGCTGGTTTGGCTTTGGTTATAATGAAGGCGATGTTAACGAGAATACTCGCGTTGTCTTGAATTATAAGTTCTTCAAGGTTAATCCTGCTGTTCTTGACCCTATTTTTGGTGTTGCTGCTGATTCTACTTGGGATACTGACCAATTATTGGTTAACTCTTATATCGGCTGCTATGTTGCCCGTAACTTGTCTCGTGATGGTGTTCCTTATTAAATCTTGTTTTAATTATGATTGGAAAATTTAATTCTTTGGAAAGTCTGGAACAAGGTCGTGGACTTGTTCCTAATGTTGAGCCTGATGCTTTTGCTGTTGCTCCTCAGTTTGACAGTACAGAGGAACTTCGTGTGGAAATTGATGAAACGGATGAAACTCGTCCGGTTCGTTATACTTCTGATGTCCGTTTGCTTCTTCATACTAAGGATTTGGCTTCCCGTGCTGGTCTTGCTATTGCTTCCAAGTTCGGACAAAGTAGGCAATCTGTGTCCCAGATTCAGCAGATTATGGATACAATGTCTGATGATGACCTTTTGGCGACGGTTCGTTCTCGGCATATTCAAGCTCCTTCTGAAATTATTGCTTGGTCTAAGGAATTGTCAGCTTATGCTGAACATCTCGAGTCTCAAGCTCAAGAATTGATTGATGCTGAAAACGCTAAACAAGAAGCAGAAAAAGCGGCTGCTGCTTCCGCTGATGCTGCTTCCACTGAATAATGGGTCTTCTTGGTTCAATCGCTGGTGGTCTCCTTGGCATTGGTTCTTCTGCTATTGAAAATTCGCAGAATAGACAGAATGTCAGGGAAACTAACCAGATGAATTACAAGATTAATCAGATGAACAATCAGTTTAACGAACGTATGGCGATACAGCAGCGTAATTGGCAGGAGAATATGTGGAATAAGGAAAACGCTTATAACACTGCTTCTGCCCAACGCCAACGTCTCGAGGAAGCTGGTTTGAATCCTTATCTGATGATGAACGGAGGTTCAGCCGGTGTTGCTCAATCAGCTGGTCCTGGCGCTTCTGCCTCTTCTTCCGGTTCTGCCGTCATGCAGCCCTTCCAGGCTGATTATTCCGGCATAGGTTCTTCCATTGGTAGCGTTTTACAATATGAGTTGATGCAGTCTGAAAAATCTCAATTGCAAGGAGCTAGACAGGTTTCTGATGCTAAGGCATTGGAAATTCTTTCGAATATTGATTGGGGAAAGCTTACTGATGAAACTCGCGGTTTTTTGAGAGCCTCTGGATTGGCTCGTGCTCAGCTTGGTTATGCCAAGGAACAGCAGGAAGTTGATAACATGGCAATGACGAGTCTTATCTTGCGTGCTCAGCGTTCTGGTATGCTTCTTGATAATGAGGCTAAAGGTATTTTGAATAAGTATCTTGACCAGCAGCAGCAGCTTGATTTGAATGTTAAGGCTGCGGATTATTATCAGCGTATGGCCGCTGGTTATCTTTCTTATTCTGAAGCTAAAAAGGCTTTAGCTGAGGAAGCTTTGGCTGCTGCCCGTACTCGTGGTCAGAACATTTCTAATAAGGTTGCTTCTCGTATTGCTGAGTCTCAAATTGCTGCTAATATTGCGGCTAACGAATCTGCTGCCGCTTATCATAGAGAGGAGCTTAGGCTTGGTCTTCCTCAGGATAATGCTCGTAGTAGGAATATTGAGGATTGGTACCGTGCTCGAAATGAAAAGAAACGGTATAAGTATTATGATGCTGATAAATGGGTCGGATATGGAACTAGTATTGGTAACACTATAGGAAATTTCTTGCCTCGTAGGGTTATTTCTAAGTCTTTGGGTAGGTGACTTCTGTTTTTGTTTATTGTGTTTTTGCCCGGTTCGTAGTGATATGCGCCGGGTTTTATTGTTTGGAGTAACTTCTGGCAACCGCGCGTAGCGTGGTTATACACCTACTGAATTTCGGGACGTTAGGACTGAAATCAGAGCCGTTAGGCTATAGTATTTTCTTCCTTGGAACTTGACGCTTGCAACGCGTAATCAATCTCCCTCTAATCTCTTCTCTTCCGTCGCTGCTAAACACCTAAAATATAAATTGGCGAAGCCTACATGAGTTTGCCCGAAGGGAAAGCGATTTACCTCATCGCTTTCAGTCTCCTCTTGTCTTATATACGCAAACTCACAGACCAGCCTGCCACCCGCATAGCTTGTTGTTTATTAATGTTAATAATATATGTTCATATTTGTTTTTTTCAAATTTTTATTCATATATTTGCCTTGTCTTTTAATGTCTAATTTAAATTTTTAAGTTATGGAAAAGTATTATTTGTGTTCTGTTCAGTCAAAGACTAATCCTAATAAGAATGAAACTATTCTTGTTCCTGTTGATGAAATTTCTGATTTCGTTTCTTTGAATCTTCGTCCTGATTGTGTTCTTATTATTTCTCATTGTTCAACCTTTAAAGCAATTTCTGATGAAAAGTGAAACTAAATCTAAAATTTGGTCTGCAATTATTGCAGCTGCTGTTAGTCTTCTTACGTCTATTGCTCAAATATTTTCGTAAGTCATGAATCCAGAATTAATGAATTTCATTGAATGGCTTCTTCGTAGGAATATTCATTTTATTGTTACTTCTGCTTTTCGTACCAAGGAACAGAATGACGCGTGTAATGGTTCTAAGAATTCCCAGCATTTGACTGGTGATGCCGTTGACCTTCAACCTTTATGTCTTTCGGTTGATGCTTTTATTTCTAAAATTAAAAATTCTTCTTTTAAGTTTGACCAACTTATAAAGTATCGAAATTTTATTCACATTTCCTTTGCTCGTGGTCGCAAGCCTCGTCAGATGGAACTTGATTTTACTAATAGAAAATGATAACTAAGGAATTGCAGAATAAGCTGGTGACTCGTTGTCAGCATCCTCGTACGGTTGTCAACAAGTATACACATGAGTCTGTTGTTGTCTCTTGTGGACATTGTCCTTCTTGTATTCTTCGCCGGTCTGCTGTTCAAACGAATCTTCTCACTACTTATTCTGCTCAATTCCGTTATGTTTATTTTGTTACTCTTACTTATGCTCCTTGCTTTCTTCCTACTTTGGAGGTTTCGGTTGTTGAAACTTGTACGGATGATATTGCGGATGTATCCTATTTTCCCAATATTGATGATTTGGACGCTGGTGACCCTAACACTTATTTGTTTGGTTTTCGTAGCGTTCCTCGTTCCGCTTCTGTTAAGTTGAAAAATTCTACCGAAACCTCCA